TACTTATGCCGCAAATGCTGGAGACACATTGAGATGGGCTATTGTTCATTTAGCCGGTTCAAGCTATACAGGTGATTATGCTGTAGATCTTATAAGATATTATAAAGACGGTGCACTGCAATGGACAGAAAATTGGGCTAACACTAATGGTGACGTAGGTCAATGGGTCTATGGATCGACAGCTGGAAGCACAAGTTCTTCTTCAACTGCTTTTGCAAACCAAGGAAATGTTATTCTTAGTACTGGTACAGGTAATGGTAAGTGGAATATTGATTCTGGATCAACTCCTTCGAGTAGTACTGGTCCGACCGGCGCATATTCAGGAACTTACTATGCTTACACGGAAACGAGCAGTTACTTTAGCCAATATCATTGGATGTTCTCACCTTCATTTACAGTTTAGAGGAATTAAAAATGCTATATTCGTTTAATGGTCAATATCCAGGACCTCTACCAAATAGAATACGTTTATCAGATGGGTCAACTCGCACTGACCCAGAAAATTTTACTGCTGAAATGATTGAAGACGCAGGATATTACGAAGTAGAAGATCCACCGCAAATAACAGCAACTCAAAAATATATTTGGGATCCTACACAAGCACGATCGTATTTTATAGTAGTAGATTTAACTCAAGAAGAATTAGATCAGTTAAAAGAACAACATCTAGAAGAAATAAGAATTGAAAAAAATAAAATATTATCAGCGTATTACAAAATTAAATTAGATGAAATTGAAAAAAACGAAGAAGATTTTTTATATGATATGGATGAACTTAACACATATATTACTGCAATAGAATCTATTGAAGATACTTACAATCAAGAAACTGGTCAGGTAGAATGGCCTATGCGGCCAACAGAACTAGATGAGTTAGTAAACGTTTCGGGTTAAAAAATATAAATAAAATAAAGCTAATAGTCATAGGAGACGAAGATGGCAATTAAAATTTCAGGCACAACTGTTATTGATGATAACAGAGACATTGTTAACGTAGTAGACGTTACAGCAGCAAATTCAGTAACGGCCGAAGTCGTTTCATCCAACACAGCAAGTATTAATACACTTACTTCAGACGTAAGCGTAAGTGGTGATATTAAAGCTACAGTATATAACAACACATATGTAGACCTAGGCGTTCCATCAGGTAACACTGTAACTATTGATTGCTCAACTGGAAACATGTTTGAGTCAACACCAAACACTGACGTAAGCTTTGAGTTTTCAAATGTACCGGCAGCAGGTAATGGATACGGCTGTATTTTAAAAGTAACAGTAAGTGGTACAATCACATTGGGTTGGGCTAATAGCGTTGTTTGGGATGCTGGTACTCCACCAGACGCTCCAGCTGACGGTGAAACCGACGTCTATACATTTGTTACCGATGATGGTGGAACTGTTTGGTATGGCTTCCATTCTGGAGACGCAATGGCATGATTTTAGATACAATTGGAGGACTCTCGGCGCGAGGCCGCAGACGTAGACAAGGTGCTATAGCCTCAGGTAATCCTATAGTAGAAGATTTATTTAGTGTAAATCTTCATAAAGGAAATGCTAGTCAGCAAACCATTGTTAATAATATTGGCTTAACTCCTTATGGAGATGATTGGACGTTTAGCAGTACCCCAGCTACAAATAATTATGGTTATTATACTAAGTATGTAGTTCCACCCGGTGTTACTAGTCTTTCTATGGTAGGCATTGGAGGCGGCGGTGGAGCCTTACAGGACGATGGCGCAAGTAGTAGTTATGCTGGTCATGGTGGCGATCTTAGATATACTAATAATATTCCCGTATCTGAAGGAGATATTTTTGATGTTGAGTTTGTGCGCGGAAATACTTATAATGGTTGGTGCGTACGCGTAAAAGATCCTTCTGGAAATATCGTACTTGCAGCTGCTGGAGGTAATTGCTCTTACTTAGGCACAAGTCCATATATTTCAAATGTTGGAGATGGTGGTGGAGATGGTGGCTTAGGACAATCCGGTGGATACTATGGTACTGCTGGTGGTGGTGCCGGCGGCTATAGCGGTGGTGGTGGTAATGCTGGAGTTGGTGGAGGAGGTAATGGATCAGGCGGCGGTGGTGGTGGCGGCGATGGTCCAGTACAAACTATTCAAGGAACTACGCCATCGCCAACATATGGTGGATCTGGTGGTAATACCGCGTTAAATGGACAGGGTACGAATGGCGCCGGTGGTACAGATCCTGGAGGATCTGGTGGAACTGGTTCATCTGATAACGGCGGTAATGCATACGGCGGTGGAGCTGGAATTAACGCTACTCAAGGTACCGGCGGCAGTGTTCAAGATAAAGAAGGCAGAGATGCTGGCGTACGTATTATTGGTAACATTGGCACGCAAGTTCGAACCTTTCCCTCGACTAATGTTGGAGCTGATACGTCTACGATTGGCTTAGGTTCAGATAATGATGGATTAGTATGGATTAAAGATAGAGACGATGGTAGCGCCCCTACTTATACTGGTAAAAGCCATTTTTTATATGATACAATAAGAGGGAATCGTCAATCTTTAAGTACAGATACTAATACAGCTGAGACAACTAAATCTAATGGTTTATTGAATTTTAAACCATACGGATTTGAAATTAGTACAGAACATAATGTTAGTAATAAAAACTATGTATCATGGACATTTAAAAAGCAACCTAAGTTTTTTGACATAGTTGAATATACTGGAGATGGAACTACAACCAAAACTGTTCCACATAATCTTGGTACACAGCCTGGCATGGTAATTTGGAAATGCACATCTGATACTGATACCAATTGGACTGTTTGGCATAGAAATATAGGATTGGCTGGAGGCGGTGCTGGTTCGTATGCTCAGGCTTATCAAAGACTGAGTGGACAATTTACGTCCAATGGTTTAGGGGATTATGGTAATAGTTTAATTCCTACAGCAACAGAACTTCGAGTACCTATTCATCAGAACTCAAATAATCCACAAGATAGTGTTAACGTTAACGGTAGACAATACGTTGCTTACGTATTTGCGCACAACGAAAATGATGGAGAGTTTGGAGTTAATAAAGATCAAGATATTATTAAGTGTGGCAATTATTATGGTGCAGGAACTGGTACTAGTATTTTCCCTATAGTAAAAGCAGATCTTGGCTTTGAGCCACAATTTGTAATGATAAAATGTTTAGACGATAATACGGCTTGGATTTTAATGGACAGTACGAGAGGACTTCCTGCTAATAGAACCGGAGGAGATGAGCCATATACATATACACTGCGTGCAAATCGAAATGAAATTGAAGATCAGGATGGATCTGCTTTTATTGCTCCAGAAGCAGATGGATTTAGCGTATTTTCCCAAAATAATGAAGTAGGCGGTGGTAATAAAAGATATATTTACATGGCTATTAGGAGACCAATGGCAACTCCAACTAGCGCAGAAGAAGTGTTTGATGTTACTTATAAAGGTGAATACGGTAGCGCTGTTCCAACATGGGATACAAAATTTGTTACAGATTTTGGCGTTGCTAGAGCAGTTAACATTAATGATCAATGGAATACAAGTCATAGATTACTTCAAGGTGGATATTTGAAATTAAATAGTGCAGATGAAATGCTAGTGAATAGCGCAGATACTGAGTTTAGGTTTGATTTTGAAAATGGCTGGGGTAGTACTGCCAGTGGCGGAACCGATACAAACAGAATATCTTGGAATTGGAAACGTGCTCCAGGTTTCTTTGATACTGTTATGTATAATGGAAATGGTAACGCTTCTAAATTTATTGAGCATGGTCTTAGCGTTGTACCAGAAATGATGTGGATTAAAAAAACTAGAAATGGTGATGGTTTTCAAACTCCAAGCTTAGATCAGGTAGACGGAGATTGGATAGTTTATCATCAAGACATAACGCGAAGAAGATACGTGAGACTTAATCATAATAGCCCTAAATCAGCTATAGATGATACATTTTTTCCAACAGATCCAACTTCTACTCGTTTTTATGTAGGATCTAATAATCAGGTAAATGGAAATACTAGCCCATTTATGGCTCTTTTATTTGCTACATTACCTGGAATATCTAAGGTTGGTAGTTATATTGGTAACGGTGGAAACGTTGCTACTAATGGCACATCTCAAACTATAGATTGTGGATTCACTACTGGCGCAAGATTTGTTCTTATCAAAGATGTTGATAGTTCGGGTTTAGGTGGAAGTGGTGAAAGATGGTATTGGTTAGATACAAAACGTGGAATTGTTTCCGGAAATGATCCATTTTTAAGTACAGATGGCTCCGACGCGCAAATTCAAGATCAGGATATTGTTGATCCGGATCCAAGTGGATTTATAGTTAATCAAGAATCAAATAGAAATTTAAACGTAACTGGAACTCAATATATCTTCTATGCAATTGCATAACTACAAATAATATCGAATCAAGCGGCTTCGGCCGCTTTTTTCTTTTTATAAATAGAATAAAGATATGCTATAACATAGAGGTTTAATATGGCCCAACCGACCACAAGAGCCGAGTTTAAAGAATGGTGCTTACGTAAACTCGGAAAACCAGTAATCGAAATTAACGTAGACCAAGATCAAGTAGATGATCGTATTGACGAAGCACTTTCGTATTACTGGGACTATCACTTTGATGGTACAGAGCGTACGTTCTTTAAGCATCAACTTACCGCAGATGATATGACGAATAAGTATATCACCGTTCCTGAGAATATTATTGGTGTTATTAATATATTCGACATTGGTGATGCTTTGTCAACTAATAACTTATTTAATATTCGTTATCAATTTGCGCTTAACGAAATTTACGATCTTTCAAATTATAACTTAAGCAACTATTATCTTGCCATGCAACATATTCAATTTCTTGAAGAATTGCTAGTAGGTAAACAACCTATTCGTTATAATAGACATGTTAATAAATTACACATTGACATGGACTGGGCAAAGGTAGAAGAAGGTCACTATATTATTGCAGAAGCATATCAAGTCGTAGATCCAAATACTTATGCCGATGTATGGAAAGATCGTTGGTTACAGAATTATGCTACTGCTAAGATTAAATACCAGTGGGGTTCAAACTTAACTAAGTTCGAAGGTATGCAACTTCCAGGTGGTGTACAGTTTAATGGTATGCAAATCTTGCAAGATTCACAGACCGAAATAGAAAAGCTCGAAGAAGATATGATTACTTCTTATAGCTTACCCGTTATGGACATGATTGGATGATAAATGGCGAAGAATTTTTACTTCGAAAACTATTCAAATTCTATGGAGCAGAACCTTATTGAGGATCTGATCATTGAGTCTATTAAGATTTATGGAATCGAGGTATATTATATGCCTCGTACGCTAGGTGCTGTAGATGATTTACTTAATGAAGACGATTTATCACAATTTAAAGATGCATTCCTTGTTGAAATGTATATTAAGAATATTGATGGATTCGAAGGAGAAGGTGACTTCCTATCTAAATTTGGTTTA